TCACACCATCAGAACCGCCGACCTGCTCAATGTAACGCTTCACGATGACGTCGCAGAACTTTTCATCAAGTTCCACGGTGTAGCAGATGCGGTCGGTCTGCTCACAGGCAATGAGCGTACTGCCAGAGCCGCCAAAGGGGTCAAGCACTACCGCATTGCTCATGGTGGAATTCATGATGGGATACGCCAGGAGCGGGATCGGCTTCATGGTCGGGTGATCACCATTCTTCTTGGGCTTATCAAATTCCCAGATGGTGGTTTCCTTCCTGCCGGTGTACCACTGGTGCTTGCCGTTTTTCTTCCAACCGTACAGACAGGGTTCGTGCTGCCACTGGTAAGGAGAGCGCCCAAGCACAAGGGACTGCTTTTTCCAGATGCAACAGCCGGACAAATAAAAACCCGCATCGGCAAAAGCCCTGCGGAAGTTCAGACCCTCAGTGTCTGCGTGGAACACATAGATGGAAGCATCATCCGCCATTGCAGAGTGCATCTGCGTGTACGCATCCAGGAGGAAATTATAAAAGGCATCGTCTGCCATGTTGTCGTTCTTGATTTTGCCTGCGCTGCCTTCGTAGTTGACATTGTAGGGAGGGTCGGTGATAACCAGGTTGGCTTTGGTGCTGCCCATCAAAGCAGAATAGGTTTCAGCCTTGGTGCTGTCACCGCAGATGAGACGGTGGCGGCCGAGTGTCCAGATATCACCCGCCTTGGAAAAGGTGGGCTTTTCCAGTTCTGCGCCTACATCGAAATCATCATCTTTGACACCGTCCTTGAGGGTATCCTTGAACAGGTCATCGATCTCGGCAGGCTCGAAACCAGTGAGGGACACATCGAAGTCAGCACCCTGCAGGTCAGCAATGAGCAGAGCAAGTTTATCCTTGTCCCAATCACCGCTGATTTTGTTGAGGGCGATGTTGAGGGCTTTTTCCTTGCCCTCATCCATCTCCACCACAACGCAGTCCACTTCAGTCATACCAATATCCATCAGCACCTTCAGACGCTGATGACCGCCAACCACACGGCCGGTGGTCTTGTTCCAGATGACGGGTTCCACATATCCGAACTGCTCAATCGAGCGTTTCAGCTTTTCGTATTCCGCGTCACCGGGCTTGAGGTCTTTGCGGGGGTTATAGTCGGCAGGCAGAAGGTCTGCCGTATTCTTTTTCTCAAAAATCATACGAGACCCCACTCGGCAAAGGCCTCAAAGCCACCAACGGACTTGATGTAGGCTCTTGCCGTTTCCACGATTTCCTCGTAGGGAATGCCACCGACCGTCTCATCACCAATGGCGCAACAGAACTCCACAGGCTTTCCAGTTTCCTGTGCCTTGAGCCAAGCGTAGATATTCACGCTGACATCAGCTTTGGAGAGGTCTTTGCCGTGGAGACCACCGCCAGTTACGGAGTCGGCCATATCGCTGCCCAGCTTGCGGTTGGTAGCACCGGTGTCAACATCCGTGCCGCCGCTCCAGTCACCGAGCGGATTAACCACCGCACCAGGATACTGAAAACGCAGGGTGTCAGAAGCTGTTCTGCTCTGGCAAATGGTCAGCTTTTCACCGTCCAGGATGTACTTGCCATCAAAGGGGTGCTTTTCATATATGTTCCGAGCGATGCAGGACAGGTGCTTCTGCTCATCGGTCATAGGTACACCCTTGAAAATACCGTTATCGCCGCAGCGGATGGCATCCTCCTGGTTACGAGCAAGGTGTGCGTCCTGGGGAACAACTACCAGGTCAACTTCCAAATTGCCAGCGATCCGCTGCACTGCGGCAGTAACTTTTTCTCTGTTAATGGCGGCAGAGGTTTCCGCAATGATATGGCATATGCCATGACCGATGAGAACCTCCACAGCAACCCTGGGGTCAATCTGAGTGTCGTATGCGATGTCCACTACGGCACCAGCAATTCTGTCCGCCACCTTATCGGGGTGGGCGGGATTAACTTTTTCAAACATAATTATTCCTCCATTTGTTTTGGATTGTTACAGCTGCCCAGTAACATCGGTTGCAATCAATGCACCAGTTTTGTCCACCGTAAATTTATACTTTTTATAGTCAGCTGAAGATCCATCGTTGCTGTAGAATGGATTTGTTGTGATGATGAAATGATCTGTGGCATAGCCGGTCCAGCCACGGTAGATATGCCACATAAGGAAACTGGAACCGTTTGTCATGCAGAGCATATCACTCATATTGTCAATGTGATCTCTATGACATTGAAGTACCTGATAGGTAGAATTGTTGTACCGAGCAAATACACGTCCGCCCTGACTGAAAACTCGAAATGCTTCAGCCAGTTCCGAAAGCTGGACTTTGTTGTAGCCAATATCAGTGGGCATAACATATACGCGGGGTAAGTACTCATAAGGAATTCTGTTTCTGACTTTACCAGTCTGGGATACCCCAACAGTGACACTATCAGCGGCTTCAGCGGCCACGATAGATGTTCCGAGAAACTGGATTCCCAAAAAGACAGAGTACACACAAAAGGGTTCGGCGGACTCGGGAAGATTCTCTGTAACGAGATGCCCATTGCCGACATATACGATGGTAATAAAGCTGTCGGGTAAGCCAACAGCATGGCAAATATACGGCGTTCCGTTCCAAGTGATGGTGTACTGTTTTCCAGGTTCGAGTTCAAAGACAAAGGACTGCTTGGCTTGCCTTCCGCTGAAGGTTTGTGTCGTTTCGGGTAAAACAATTTCAACTCCCGTATGCGTACCTGCTAACCAGTCGGCGTCGATGAATTTGCTATCCAATTTATGAATGATTTCCTGATGCGAGGGAAGACAGGAGGACTCAATCGCATATGCACGAGGTCCGAGATCATCAGTTAAGCACAGGAAATATGTCCCGGTTTTGAAGTCAAAGCCCTGAAATGAAAAATCATTCTGGAGACTCCAAAGGCCTTCACAAGCCATGACAACAGGGACCCCTTCAGATCTTAGATCCTGGACATTATCTTCGTTCAGTTCATAGGTCATTGTCTCAGGGTCTTCGCCTCTCACATACAATGTGAGTGTATGACCTATCAGATCGTTCACTGTGTACACCTCATCAGACATTTTGACAAGGTACATACCGTCATCAACTTGGAGCGTAGTTCTGCCAGTCATATCGCCATGAAAGGAGTTATCACTTTCGACGGTTTCGACCCAGTGAGTGCGGTTGAGAATATGACCAGGATTTAACTCAGTCGCTGCCCAGTCTGCTGCCGCAGTCATTTCCGTTGGATTGTCCGCCAAATGCATTAAGGTTTCAAAGCGATGCTCCATCTGCGCCCACACAGGAAGTGCGGGATTTGTGCTTTCATCACCGGATGGATCGGCACCACTCTGAACCATACCCAGCGGAATCCAAAGAGTTGGTATTGCAACTTTGTTGTCGGCATCAGTTCCATAGATGCCCATAAAGAGATTCAGACCAGATTCGGCGACAACCTCACAGGGAATGGTTACCTCGGAACCTACATTCAGTACATCCTTGGTAACCGCACCCTGGAAGACAGCAGTGCGGTTCAGCTTCTCCCAGGTCTCGCCAGCATATTCGATTTCTACCTTGGCACCGACCATGCCTTTGGTGATCTTGTGGCTCCACACGGTACGAATGGCTGTACCGCTCACCACCACTTTTGCAATTACCATAATTACTTACCCTCCCTTGCTCGGAGCAAACGTTCCATTACATCATCCTGGGGGCTTGCACCGCTATACTCACCGATGCAGTTCTCACGAACGATCTGGAAAATTTCTGACCACAGACGGTTGGCCTGCGTCATGTAGGTATTTGCGATAGCCACATAGGGTGACTGGATGGCAGCACCCGTGGTAGGATGCTTTGCCAGAAAACCGACCTCGCTTGTGATGGACTCGCATTGAATCCATCTGGCGCTTGCCATAGCGAAGCGTTCAATAAGGTCGGGCGAAACGATGGCGGCGCATCCACGAGCGGATAGCCAGTTCCATGTGGTTTCATAAATTTCGGCGGCACAGAGTGTAGAGCCGTCCTTTTGTTTTGCGGAAAGGAACTCCTTGGGCTTGGGCATATCCTGTCCTTCCAGGTCAGCCGCGCTGTCTTTGAAATCAATTACAGTCAGCGGTCTTTTTCCGGGATTTCCATCCGCAATCTTGTCAGCAATCGGCTTTTTCGGTCTGCCGCCAGTGCCGGGTTTTGGTCCTCTTTGACCCACTTTTGCACACCTCCTTCATGCTGGGGCCTATTCCCCCTAAAACTTTTGCGATTTCGCGCACGTGACCCCAGGCCGCTGCCCGCATTTTTTAGTCCTGGAGATTTTACCGCCCCTACCGGTCACCAATTTCGTGGTGGATCTTGGTATGGCAGGAACGACACAGGCTCATGAGGTTGTCCCTTGCGTGAGTGCCGCCCTGTGAAATGGGTTTCTTATGATGTACTTCCTCTGCAGGAACAAGTCTGCCTTGCTTCTCGCACTCCTCGCAGAGAGGATGCTGACTGATGTGTCGGTCACGGATGCGTTTCCAGGCACGACCGTACTTCTTGTTGATGTCCGGGGAACGCTCGTATTTGTTGTACTGTCTGCGGGCAACAGCAGCGTGATCCTCGCAGTACTGTCCATCAGTAAGTTTTGGACAGCCAGGGTAAGAACATGGTCGTTTGGGTTTCGTTGGCATGGGTTCACCTCCTGCGGAACAGCTGGCCCAACTTGTATTTAAGGATGTACCATGCCTGTTCCAGGTAGCCAACCTTGCGGTAGCCCATAAACAAGCACTCCTTTCTGGGCAAAAGAAAAGCCCCACGGGATTGCTCCCATGAGGCCGTTCCGTATTCTCTTTGGCAATTATAATGATACTACTTTTAAGACTGGAACTCTACGGAACTTTCGGGAACACTTTTTGCTTTCAGTATTTCCGT